CGCGTCGGCGTTGCCCACACCCCGGCTGTAGTTCGGCGCGGTCGGAACGGCGGCGGCGCGCAGTTGCGCGTCGGTCAGCCCAGTCGATACGACGGGTTCGAGGTTCGCCAGGTTCGGCGCGTTCGCGAGGTCGACGCCCGTCGAATGGTTGCGCCACAGCACGGCTACGGTCGTCGGCGTGCTGGTCACGTCGATCACCTGAGCCTGCGTGATCAGATCGCCCACGGTCGCGCCCGTGAACGCGGTCTTCACGCGGTAGGTGAGCATGACGATCTCGCGGTCGATGGTGCTGCCACCACCGCCGCCACCGCCGCCTGCCGTTTGGAGCGTGCCGTCGGCCGCGACCTTCAGCGGAATCGGCTCACCGCCTGCGGTCAGGCCGTAGACGAGAACGAGATCGTTGACTTGGTTCATGCTGATGTCCGTGTGAGAGTCGCGCGGAGTCCGCTGCGGTTACTGCTGCGAACCCGGATCGTTCGGGTCTTGGGGGTCTGCGGGATCGGTGGGATCGGTGGGGTCGGTGGCCGGATCGGCAGCGAGATCGGCTGGGTCGACGCTCAGACCCAGTTCCTCCTCGCGTTCCTTGTCGGCCGCGCGTTCCGCATCGACTTCGTCGGGGTCGTCGCCGCGCTCGCCGATGACGCTCGAACGACTGCGGAAGCCGGCCTGCACTTCCATCTGCTTGCCCTGCGGGTCTTGGACCGGATGGATGTAGGCCCACCCGTGCGGCGCCCATTCGGCGCGGCGCACGGCGTCGAATTCCGCCTGCGCGATGGCACCGATCAGCGTCGCGGCCTCGGCGAACCAGCGCATCACAGGCACGCACAGCATGGGGATTACGATCTGCCACTGGCGCTGCTCGGCCAGGCGGCGGAACTCGTTGATCAGCACGCGCAGCGTGCGATCCGACACGTCCTTGATGTCGCCCGAGAACACCTCGTACGGCAGGCCGGTCGCGGCGGACGTGCCCAGGTGCTGCGTCCGCATGTAGTCGCTGTAGGTCGTGCCGGCCTCGGGCGGGTTCGACCACTGCACCTCTTGCCCGTCGTCGAGTTCCTGCACCAGGCCCGGCTGAAGGCCCACCAGCGGCCTGCCTTCGTCGTCCTGCTCGGTACCCTGCCCGGTCATGCCGTGCAGATCCTCGTCGCCCGTGATCGGCGGGAGCTTGCGCGAGATGAACGCGACGATTAGGTTCGCCAGTTGCTGACGGGTCAGCGTCGCGTCGTCGTAATCTTCGATGGTCCGCAGGCGCGCGAGAACCGGCGCGAGCATCGACACGCCGCGCACCTGGCCCGGTCGCAGCGGCTCGAAGATGTGACACATCTCACTCGCCGGAACGCGCACCAGCGAGTCGGGCGTTGCGGACGACAGCATCGCGCCGTCGCCGGGATGCTCCTTGTAGACCCAGTAGGCGATGCGGCGTCCGCGCTTGTTGAACTCGATTCCGCTGCGGATGAAGTTGCCCTGCGGCAGACCCTGGTAGGCCGTCGCGTCGAGCATCGGCACCATCTCAGGTTCGAGCATCTGAAGCTGCATCGGCACCGCCAGTCCCTCGTCGAGGAACCGCGAGCGCCGACGCACGAACACCTCACCCGCGTCGAGCCAGGTGCGAACGGCCAGCGTCTGCTGCCCGTAGAAGTTCAGCACGCCGTCCGCGTCGGACTGCTGCACGAAGTCCTTCCACAGGTCGGTGATCTCGGCCTTGCGGGTGGCGGACGTGATTCGCTTGAAGCGCGGCGTGATCCCGATGCCGACGAGGCTCGTCGACCATTTCTGCACGGCGCTCGCGCCGCTCCAGTCGTTGCGACTGGAGTCCCGCGACCTGTCGCGGATCTTCTGCAAGCCCGAGAGCGCACGGTTGGGGCCGCTCGAACCGGGGTTCCAGCCGGCCATGCGCCGGCCGCTGCCGGCAGCGTTGTAGCGCGCCCGCACGCCGAGCTTGGAGGTGCCTTGCACACCTTCCTGGCCGCCCTGCTGACCCTTCAGCGCATCGACGACCGCGCGCGTGATCAGCGTTTCGACCTTGGGCGGTCGACCACGGGCCGCCACGTCAGAACCCCTTGCCGGACTGGTACAGCAGGGTCTGCTTCGCGCGCCGCTTCCCCGTCGTCTGCGCGGTCTGCGCGGACAACTGGGTCTGCATGTCGTTGCGGGCCTTGATGAGGCTCTCGGTCGTGTTGTAGATGACCGTCTGCCCGCCGATGGTCACGCTGCGCGTACCGCTCGCGATGGCGCGATTGAGGCTGTCGATATCGGACTGGGTGACCGGCATGGGCCGGATTATGGCTCGCGCTTTAGCAAGCACGCGTGCGGCGGAATTTCCAGCTTTATTTCGCGCGTTAAGCGCGAAAAATCACCTACCGCAGGTACGGGCTGACGGCAGACCGGCGCGGCCGGCGCCCGGTCGGGTTCACGATCCGCACGGGGCGAGGCTCGACGGGCTGCTCGACGGCCTCGTTCTCCTTCATTTCGCGCCGCTCCTCGCTGGTCACGACCAGCGAGTTCATCTCCAACGGGGCGATCCACGCCGGAACCGCGTTCCAGTCACGGATCTTGTCGAGGCCCAGGCGCAGCATTCCGGCGCGGATCATCCGGCACAGGTCGAAGCTCTCGTTTCGCTTGCGGATCTGATGCCACCGGCCGTCCTTGCCCCGCTGCTCGGCTTTAAGCTCGTCGAAGAACGCCTGCGGAAGCCACCCCTCGGGGTTCTGCGTCGCGTGCTTGGGACGCGGGAAGTGGATGTAGCCCGGCCCCGGCGTCGCGCGGCGCAGGCCGGCGTCCACGCCGTCGGACAGCAGGTTCGGGTTGCACAGGTACAGGGGCACGTCGCCCTTGTCCTTCGCGCCACGCTTTCCGACGCGCGATAGCTTGAGGATGGGCGCGTTGGGCGTATTCGCGCCCTTGTAGAGCATGACGCGGTCCGCCATGTCCTCGGATCGCACGCGGCGGAACCACCCGTAAGCGTTCGCGGTCGCGCCGTCCTCGCCGCCCGTGTCGACGACCAGCAGGCGCAGCTTGATCTCGCGCCCCTCTTCCGGCGTGCGCCAGGTCGAGCGCAGCAGGCGCTCGGTCAGCACGTCCCAGTCTTCCGCGTAGGTGGCGGGGTCGATCGGTGCCTTGTCCTGCCCCATGCCCTCGCGATTCGAGTGCCGGATCTCGAATCGGTCGACGAGCCACTGCTCCATGTGCGGGCCGACGGCGTGGATCTGCACGACGAACCGCGCCGTCGAGCCGCCCTGCACGTCGACTGCCGCGACGACGCACCGCGTGTCGGCCGGCACCACGTAGCGCACTAGGCCGTCGTCGGGGCGGTCTTCGAGCGGCTTCGCGCGCCCGCTGGCCTCGACGAGGTGCCGGCTCATGTACGGCATCGCCTGGTCGGTGTTCGTCGTCGCCTTGAGCGTCTCTTCCGAGCCGGTCAGCGCGTAGTCCTGCAACCCCTGGAGGTAGCGCAGCACCAGCGATTCCCACGACTGGTACGCCGCCGCGACGCCACCCAGCCAGTAGCCGGCGATCTTCGCGCTCGGCTCGGGGCCGACGATTTCGCCCTGCGGCGTCACGATGCAGTTGTCCGGCACCCACAGGCCGCCAGCGTTCAGCGACATCTTGTGCGAGTACGGGATCTCGACCGCGCACGACGGGCAGATGATTCGCCGGCCGTAGTGCCGCGCGAGCGCGCGAAGGTCGGAGGTCCGGACCACTTCGTTCAGTTCGCGGTCGTCGGGTAGGTTGAACAGCCCGAGGCCCGGCCGCGCCTCGAAGTGGTCATTGCAGTCGGGGCATTGCCAGTACCAGCGGCGCCGATCGCTGCGGTTGTAGATGCCCAGGACGCCGGTCACGGGCGGCGCTTCGTGCGCGGTCGCAGCGCGCCAGTTCGGGTCTTCCCATTCGATGCCCGGCGACGACTCGACGAGCGCCATTCCGCGCGACAGGAAGGTCGTCGTGCGCTTCAGCGCGAGCGAGAAGAGCGGCCCCTCCCCGTCCACGTTCTCCGCGTTCGGGATCCGGTCGAGGTCGGTGATCGCGACGTAGCGGTAGGTCGATCCGGAGACGTTCGAGACGGTCGGCCAGGCCACCCGGACCCACATCCCATGCTTGAACATGATGTCGTGGGTGTTCCGGTCCGCCGACGAGCTACTGAGCATCTCCTTGATCGCCGGGCTGTTGTCGATCGCCCGTGCGAGGTCGGTCTTCGAGAATTCGCGCGCCTTGTCTTGCGTCATCGACAGGAACAGGAAGTCGCCGGGGTCGCAGACGACCGCGTGCGCCATCCAGCCGAGCAGCAGCGAAAGCGTCTTGCCGACGCGCGCCGGGCCGGCGAAGCACACCGCTTCGTGGCGCCTGCTGGCGAGCATGTCCATCGGCTCGACCATGTACGGCGTCTCCGTGGCGCTCCACGGGCCGCCGGCCATGCCGGGCTGCTTGACGATGAGGAACTTCGCAGCCGCGTCCGCGACGCTGGTCGCCTGGGGCGGCTTGAATGCGAGGTACGCGGACGCGAGATCGCTCAGTGCGAGCGCGTAATGCTCGTCGAACATCAGTCGTCCGTGAGCATCCGGAGGTCGCGAGCGGCGTCGGCGAGCGTGTCGGCGAGGATCGCGTCGACCTTGGCGCACACGTCCGGCGCCACGCCCTGCCGTTCGAGGTTATCGCCGACGGATCGCAGGGTCTGAGCGACGGCGGACATGATCGTGGCCGACGCCTGCCGCACGGAGTCGCGCGAGACGTACTCGCCGCTCTTGATGCGGAACTGAAGCTCATGCATGTCGGCCAGCGCGGCCTCTTTTCGCGCCTTGGCCTTCTCGAAGTCGATGATCCGCTCGGGTTTCTCGTAGGCGCCAGCCTTGCGCCCGGCGCCCGGCCGCGCGCCGCCGCGACCGTCCACGCGGTCCAGCACCTCGAAGCCTTCGTAGAACAGATCCTCGTTGCCGTTCATCGGCCCGATTGTTTCGCATTCGCCAACCGTTGGCAAGCGCGAAACGATTCAGACCTCGAAAATCTCAAAACTCGCGAGCATCGGGCCTCAGCGGTCCCGCACGTTCGCGGGCGCTCGCAGGGTCCCCGGCGGCGCGCGGCCCGTTGCCTCGGGTCGCATCGGCACCACGGGCACAGCACTAGTCGCGTGCCCAGGGCGAGGCACAGCAGCAGCAGCAGCAGCAGCAGCAGCAGCAGCAGCAGCAGCAGCAGCAGCAGCAGCAGCAGCAGCACCACCACCACCACCACCACCACCACAGCAGCACCACCACAGCAGCACCACCACAGCAGCACAGCACCGCAGCAGCACAGCAGCACAGCAGCACAGCAGCACCACCACGGGCCGCACTAGGTACGTGCCCAGGGCGAGGCACTGCTAGTCCCTCCAGTCCCTCCAGTCCCTCCAGTCCCTCCAGTCCCTCCAGTCCCTCCAGTCCCTCCAGTCCCTCCAGAGCGGCCCGAGTCCGTGCCATCCGAAGCACCACCGGACCGCACTAGGTACGTGCCCAGGGCGAGGCACTGCGAACGAATGCCGTTCGTGCGCCGACGAACGGTAGGCAGAGTGTGCGAAAAGTCTCGATTCCGTATTACCGTGCGTGCTAAAGTTTCGCATCGGCTAACGCAACGGACCCGACGCCATGCAAACGCTCCCCACGTACTACCGTCCCGCTTCCCTTTTTTCGGTCGACACCAATCCGAAAACGCTAAAAGGTCAAAAATACGGGTTCAAAACGGCCGTGCTGTATATGGCGCCGGCGGACCTTTCGGGCGTGAATCTATGCCCTATGGCATTCGTCGCAAAATGCGATGTCGCGTGCCTGAATACCGCAGGCAATCCCGCATATGCGGAAACGAAGCGGCGCGGCCGACTGAACAAGGCACATTATTTCCTGTCGGACCGCGTCGGTTTCATGCGACAGGTAGCACGGGAAATCGCACGGACCGCGCGTAAGGTTTCCGCCGAGGGATTTAAACTCCTCGTCCGTTTGAACGGCACGACCGACATTCGCTGGGAATTGATTCCCGTTGACGTTGACGCGAAAACCGCAAAGGCAATCGGCGTGCCGTCGGGAGTCTATCCGAGCATTTTCGCGGTTTTCCCGGACGTGCAATTTTACGATTACACTAAGATTCCGAATCGGCACAGCCTGCCGACGAATTATGACCTTACGTTTTCCTATTCGGGCGTCGCGGCATTCGCGAAACATGTCGACCGCGCGCGGTCGGCCGGAATGCGGATTGCGGTAGTCTTCCGCAGCAAAAAAGACATTCCCGAGTCTTTTATCGGTATGGAATGTGTCGACGGGGACGATTCGGACATCCGACATCTTGACCCGCGCGGGGTCGTCGTCGCGCTGTATGCCAAAGGCAAAGCGAAAAACGATGCATCGGGTTTCGTCGTCGATTCCCCGAAGCGTACCGGCCGGATCATTCCGATTCTCGCAGCGTGAAAATGCAAACATATTCCGCCGATGTCTTGACGCGCGCCCGACTAGAATTGTCGGCGGGAGTGTGCGCAATCATGCGGGCCGATCGCGCTACGCTTTCCGCATATTTCGGCGATTACTCGGGCGATTACTCGGGCGAATCCTTGACCGGCAAAACCGACGAAGAAATCCGCGCGCTATGCTTGGATTTCGTGCGGGAAGAATGTTTCTCATTCGGTATCCACTGCGCGGATATCGGACTTTAATAGGTGAATCAATGAAACCTTTCGCGACCCTCGCCGATGCGCCGAAAATCGCGCGTCAATTCGTGCTGAATCTGATCGACGATATCGGGGCCGGTAAAATCCCGTTGGTCGTCTATCGCAATAGCAAAGAATCGGACCCGAATGTTTGCCATTCGCAGGATTTTTGCGACGCTAATATGACGATGGATTCGGCATTCTCTGACTGCGGATTTGCCTGCGGATCGGACGCATTCGACGGCACCAAAACCGACGAAGAAATCGAAGCAATTTACGATCGGATTTCCCCGGTATGGAATGCCGCATGGGCACTCGCCAAAGCGGCAGAATTCGACCATTCTCGAATCGACGACAAATGAAAGACATTCGGGAAGCATCGGACGCGGAAATCCGCGCGGAAATCGCACGCTTTCAGAGTCAGCAAAAACGCTATCCCGCGACGAGTCCAATTCATGCGGAAATCGGCGCGCGACTATTGGCGCCGCTATTCGCTGAAATGGCGCGCCGAGCTAGCGCATCGGGTCCGACGACCCTGCGCTAGGCTATGCGTTATTCCCTTCCGGATATAGCGGCAACGGGACCGCCTACGGGCCGCAGGATCGGCCGCTCGGGGCCGCTGCGCCGTCGCGCCGCTGTGCCGTCCGCCGGACCGCCTACGGGCCGCGTGATCGGCCGCTCGGGGCCGCTGCGCCGTCGCGCCGCTGTGCCGTCCGCCGGACCGCCTACGGGCCGCGTGATCGGCCGCTCGGGGCCGCTGCGCCGTCGCGCCGACGGGCCGGCGCCGGTCCCGCGCGCCCGTTTTTCCGCTCGCAGACGGGTCGCTCGAAAACTTTTTTGCCCCCGGCAATTCTGCCGGCCGAAGGCGCCTGCCAGCCTACCACCTGGCTACCACAGCACAGCTACACCTGTCGACCCCAGGGGTAGCACCCCCCGGCCGTTCGTTTTTTATTTACAAAAGTGAAGTCGCATTGCATAGTTCGCGGCCGACTCCTGAGCCAGCGCGGGCACCGGGAGCTGCCGGGTGTCGACCACCGCCGACCTTCACCCTGGACCAAGAACCGACAATGCAGGATTGCGGACGCCCCGACTCGTTTCCATCTCAATGTGAGGACGCTCTCACCAGCGTCACCCTATCCTTCGAAATCGCGGCGATGCTCCACATCTGCCGTTCGTCGCTCTCGCAGCTAGAGGCTCGGCTCGGTGTCGATCTCAACCGGCTACACACGCTGGTGGAGGACTGCGCTGCAACCTACTGCCTCGCAAACAGCGTCCCGCTCGAATCGTTGCATCTGTCCAGGGTCGCCATCGTCCACCAGGTCGACGCAATGATCCACGTCGATGAGCAGTGGAAAGATTTGCCAAACCGACACTGAGATAAAGCACTGACGCATGTGAGCCGCACCGAATCGAATCAGAAATGAAAAGTTTGTGTCTTTACTTGTACAGTTCCCTTGATTTGACTAGCCAATCGGAGTTAGTTGCGACGCATTGCCCCTACGCTCTAGGTTAGCATTTGCTTAACTTTTAAGCGCATGGTCGCATCGCGTAGTGCTTGACAAACGCTCCGGGTTTCGTACAAACGCTGGTGATCAACATGCATCGAAGCTGACCTCGAACCGCTGCCAGGTTCGAGGTCAACTCCGACCGCAGACTGTGCGCGCAGGCGCTACACAACGAATTCGACACCCGTTTTTGCAGGGCATTTTGCAGGGCATTTTTCCAGGCAATTTTTGCCCCTATTTTTGTCACGCGTTATTCCTCGGTCTTCCGGCCCTTCGGGACCACCGGCTCTAGCAGACCGAGCGCCTCCAGTTCCCGCGCGACTTGCATGATGCGTCGATCCGACTGACGCAGGCTGCGGGAAATCTCGCGCACCTCGAATCCCTGCTGGAGCATCCGCATGATGAGCCGGTAGTTCGAGTCTCGCTCGTACGCTGCGAGGCGCGGCACGGCAATCCGCTGACCGCCCCACTCTTTCGACAGCTTTTGTGCCAGCGACAAGCCGATGAGCTTGACGATCGTCTGATCCTCGTTCACCTCCAGTGGCACGTACATATTCACGGCGTCGCCGTACCAGGCCGCGAGCCGGACGGTGGCGCTGAACCCGATCACGGCCGACAGGTCGTCGAGCGTGTTTCCCTTCAGTTCCATTGCACTTCTCCTAAGATATCTTTGGTGATCGAACCCCTCAGAGTGGCGTTAGTGGCGTGTCAAGGTCGTTTTTAGAAGACTCTCAGCCCGCGTGTAGAAGGGTTTCTATAAAAACGGCCT